GCGGTGCCCGCGGGCCGCGTGGAAGCGGGCGAAGACGAGGGTGAGAGCGCGGAGACGGCGGGCGACAATGCCGATGCGACCGAAGACGAGCGCGGGGACAAGGCGCGGCGCAACGGGACGGGACGGCGGCTGAAAGCCTACGACCGCGCGGCCATGTCGCTCAAGATGGACGGCGTAGCCACCGACTGGGAAGCGCGCTACGGCGATGCGGCGGCGGACGGCTTCGAGCACGATCGGCGCGAAGTGCTGCTCATCGTCGGCGATGAGGCCAAGGCCGCCCGGCAGCGCAAGGCGTCCATCCGCTGGCGCACCATTGAGCAGACCATCCTCGAGTACCTCGAGGGGCAGGGCGCCGAGCACTGGCGCGAGCTGTTCATCCCGCTGATGGAGGGCGTGATGAACGAAGCCGGCGAGGCGTGGGCGACGCAGTTGGGTGTGGCGTGGACGGTGCGCAACCTGCGTGGCGAGGCGTGGTTCGAGCGGTACGTCTTGCAGTTTGCCAAGGACATCAACGACACGACGAAGGGCGACATCCAGGTCATGCTGGGCCAGGCGCTCGAGGAAGGCTGGACGGTCTCCGAGATGGAAGACCGGCTCGAACTGCTGTTCACCCAGTACAGCGAGGGCGACGTGAGCGCGGAGGATTTCGCCTGGTTTTCCGAGCGGATGCCCCAGCACCGGCGCGAGGTCATCGCCCGCACGGAGACGATGCGCTCCCTGTCGGTGGGCAACCACCAGTTGTTCGACGAGTGGGGCGTTAAGGAGCACGAATGGAGCGCCACGATTGACGGGCGCCAGCGCCCATCGCACGAGGCCGCCGACGGCCAGCGCCAGCCTTTGGGCGAGCCGTTCGTCGTGGGCGGGTATGAGATGGACCATCCGTTGGACGGGGCCCGTGGAGCGCCGCTGTCTGAGATTATCAACTGCCGGTGTGCTGAGCTGCCGGTGGTGGAGGAGTAGCCAATGTTCACAGTCACGGAATATCGAAACGGACGGACGGCGGTCATCGCCACGCCGCGCGATGCCGGGGCAGCCAAGCAGGCGGCGGTTGAGCACACGGCGCTGGTGGATGCCGTCTGCGCGGTGAGCCGCGGCGGGGGGCGCCCGTTCATCTACGCCTATCGCGGGCGGCTGGTCGAGGCGGCGGAGGCTATCCGGCTTCTGACGGATGCCGGGGGTGTGCCCGTGCTGCGCCTCGACCCGGCGCCGGAAGAGGACGCGCCGGCCGAGATGGTGTTCGAGCCTGAGCCCGAGCCGGACGACGACGAGAGCGACGACGAGCCGCCCAAGCGCGGCCGGCGCAAGACGGGACCGACTGAGACGAAGGCCGCCACCGTGGAGCGCATCCACAAGGCCCAGCCCGGCGCGCTGCTGAACGTCGACGAGGCCGAAGGGGTCATCGAGGCGATTGTGTCGGTCTTCGGCATCGTGGACGACGGCGACGACATCATCCATCCCGGCGCGTTCGCCAAGACCCTGGCTGAGCGGGCGGGGCGAGTGAAGGTCCTCAACTCGCACAACAACTGGGACCTGATGGCCGTCATCGGCAAGCCGATGGAGATGCGCGAGGTCGGGCGCGAGGAGCTGCCCGCCCACATCCTGACGGAATACCCCAGCGCCACCGGGGGCCTGTGGACCAAGACCCAGTACCTGCTCGACACGCAGGCGGGCGCCGAAGTCTTCAAGCGCATCGCGTCCGGGGCCGTCAGCGAGTACAGCATCGGCTTCGACATCGTCGGCAAGGCGGATTACAGCAAGGTGGAGGTGGACGGCCAGCCGCGCACGGTGCGCAACATCCGCGAAATCCGGCTGTGGGAATACTCGCCCGTAGTCTGGGGTATGAACCCGGCCACATCGACGGTGGCCGTCAAGTCAGACGACGGCGCGGGCGGGGCGGAGCAGGAAGAGACGCAGGACCCGGCGCCCGAAGCCAAGGAGTACACGCCCGACGGGCCGCAGCCGCGCCTGGGGGATAACCTGGTGGCGGATGTCCAGAGCGTGCTGACCAGCCGCCTGGGGTCGTACCTGAAAGACGGTTACATCGACGGTGACGAGCACACCGACCTGATGACGCTCGTCACCGATGTCGTGGCGCTCATGCGGGAGCGCTTGCCCGAAGACCTGGCGCTGCGCCCGCTGCCCGTCTGGTCGATGGACTGGATTTTCTTCGCCGGTCACGGCCCGAACGCCACCAAAGTCCGCGCGGCGGTGACGGACATCACTTTATCATCTTCCGGGACGGCTCACGTCGAAGACGACGCCCAAGCCGACGCCGTCCCGTCCCGTGACGAGGAGGCCCAGGCCGGGCCGCTCGACGGCGAGACACCCACCTCCCAGGAGGGGGCCGGGCCGCTCGACGGCGAGACACCCACCGATGAGGGGGACCTGCTCGCACACGCTCGTGAGGCATTAGCAGCATTGGAGGCACTTCAATGACCCTTTCACTGAACATCAAAGACCGGGTGGGTAAGGCCAAAGCGCTCTACGAGGAAGCCATTCGCCTCGTAGAGGAGGGCACTGACCCGGACGCGGCGCAGAAGGCGCGCGGGCTGATGGATGAAGCCGAACTGCTCAAAGAGTCGGTTGTCCAGGCCCAGGACGTGCTGGATGTGGCCGCGGAGCGCATCGGCGAGATGGACGCGCTGGCGGGCCGTCAGGTCCCTGGCTCGCGCAAGTTCGCCGACCTGGGCGAGTTCCTGCATGCCATCTGGCAGGCCGAGAACCCGCGCAACACCAAAGGCCCCGACCCGCGCCTGGTCTACTTCGACGAGGAGAAGGCCGGCGGGCATGAGGCCAAGGACATGTCGGGCAACGTCGGTGAGGATGGCGGGTATCTGATTCCCGTCGAGCAGCGCACCGAGCTGATGAGCGTGTCGCCGGAAGATGCCATCGTGCGTCCCCGCGCCCAAATCATCCGCATGACGCGCCGGCAAATCGACATCCCGGTGCTCGACCAGTCCGGGACCACGGCCAGCAAGCCGCACTGGTTCGGTGGCCTGCAGTTCTACTGGCAGGAAGAGGGCGCCGAGAAGACCGAGAGCGACCCGAAGTTCAAGGCGGTGACGCTCACCGCCCGCGAGCTGATTGGCTACACCCGCGCGCCCAACGCGCTGGTGGATGACGCGGCCATCTCGCTCAATGACTTCTTCTCCGGCCCGATGGGCTTCGCCGGCGGCGTGGCCTGGATGGAAGACGACGCGTTCCTGACCGGCACGGGCGTGGGGCAGCCGCTGGGCGTGCTCAACTCGCCGTGCATCGTGTCGGTGGCGCGCACGGCCAAGGCCGGCCACGTGACCTACACCGACCTGGCTCGCATGCGGGCCGCGTTCCTCGCCACCGGCGGGAGCGGCGTGTGGGTCATCAACCAGGGGCTGATGGACGAAATCATCACCCTCAATGGGCCGGCGGGCAATCCCTCCTACGTGTGGGCGCCCAACGCGGCCACCGGCCTGCCGGGCACGCTGCTGGGTCTGCCGGTCTTCTGGACCGAGAAAACCCCGGCGCCGGGCAGCGCGGGCGACGTGCTGCTCGCCAACTTCCCGTTCTACCTGGTGGGCGACCGTCAGGCGACGACCATCGACAGCACGCAGTACGACCAGTGGAAGTACAACAAGACGTCGTGGCGCGTGGTGCACCGGGTGGACGGCCAGCCATGGTTGGCTCAGCCGTTGACGCTGAAGGATGGGAGCACGCAAATTTCCCCCTTCGTCCGACTGTCCGGAAAGAGTACGTAACAGACTGGCTAAGAGTAGGCCAGTAGAAAGGACGCAGACATGCAGCTCATCAGTGAAGGACTGGAATACCTGGGCGGTATCGCGCCGGCGTCGTACGACACCGAGCAGAACACCGGGGCCATCGACATGAGCCTGTACACGCAGGTGATGATCGTGCTCCACTGCGGGGTGATTGGCGGCAATCTGGACGTCGATATCGAGCAGCTTGTGACCAGCACGGGCACGCCCGCCGCGCTGGATGACAACGCCAAGGACATCGCCAAGACCGCGACGACTGACAACGATACGGTGTCGGTCATCAACGTCAACGCGGAAGAGCTGGACAAGAATGACGGCTACCGCTACATCAACGTCGAAGTCACCCCCGCCTCGGCGGGCATCTTCGGCGTGACGGTGTGGGGCGCGCCGCGCTACAAGCCGGCGTCCGGCGACCTGCTGGATGAAGTGGTCGAGTAGTCTCTCGCCTGGCTGACACGCACACGGGGCGGCCTCGCGCCGCCCCATTGGGGAGGACCTGTATGTGGGTTCGGTTGAAGACGGCGAAGAATCTGCTCCTGGCCGGGAGGGCGGTGGCCTACCGTCCCGGTGACCTGGTGGAAGTGGGCAAGCACCGCGCCCGCGAGTGGATTGCTGTCGGGGACGCCGAGGTGTGGGAAATCGACACCGGCGCGGCCAACCCGCCGACGGCGGGCATCGCCTGCTATGGCGGCGTGGCGCCGACCGTACGCGACCGGCTGGCTAAGGTGGAGAACCTGCGCATGTCGTTTCACGACGAGGCGTGGCCCCTGCTGCCCTACAGCGAGACGCTGCTGTGGGTGCCGGAGTTCGAGCCGCGCATGGACCACTTGATGCAGGGCTTCAACCTGCTCAAACACTGGCAGGTGGCCGTCCCGCTGTGGGACTACGACGTGCTGGCGCGCGATGTGGGGAGCGAGGAAGAGCGGGCCTATACCGAGAGCGTCATCCACGACTTGCGCGTGCCGCTGCGCGATACCCGGCTGGTGTTCGTCCGACGCTGCTCGGACACGCGAAAGCTGGTGGAGACGTGGCATGCCGAGCGAGCGCGCGTCCCCGGCGGCGAGGATAAGCTCGCCTTCCTGCGGGCGCTGTACGCCGTCAAGCCGCTGGTGTGCGACCTGCCCACCGTCTGGACCAACCGTGGACGGCACCGGTGAGGGGGTGGCGATGATTGCGCTGGGCGAGCGCGCACGCGACGCCGCACGACGCGCCACGGACGCGCTGGTGCGGGCCTGTCCGGGCCTGCCGGTGCATGTGGCGACCGAAACGCCGGACGGTCTGCCGGATGCCATCGGGGCGCGGGCGCTCAAGACGGCGCTGCTCGACTGGACGCCGTTCGCGCGGACCGTCTACCTGGATGCCGACACGACTGTGCACGGCAACCTGGCGGCGGGGTTCGCCGTCCTGCGCGATGGCTGGGACCTGGCGCTGTGTCCGAGCGCCAACCAGGGCGACGACCTGCTGTGGCACGTGGGCGAGGCCGACCGCGCGGCCACGCTGGCGGCGGTCGGGACGCGCGAGCCGCTGCAGTTGCAGGCGGGGGTGGGCTTCGTGGCGCGCAATGAGCGGACGCGGGCGCTATTCGCGGCATGGCGCGCGGAGTGGGCGCGCTTCCGGGACCAGGACCAGGGCGCGTTGCTGCGCGCGCTGGCGCGGGTGCCCGTC